TAATACGGCGCGAAATTCTCCGACGACTTCGGATCCGGAAACACGCTCGGCTGGTTGGCGCCCTTGTCCACCGCGGGGCAGCCGAGTTCGGTCAGCCAGATCGGCTTGCTGCCGGGGATCCACGACGTCGGCGCGCCCGCCTCGGCATGGCCGTTGCGCTCGACATGCGCCTGCGACCACCAGTTCGCAATATCCTTGGCGCGAAACATCCACGGCTTGCCGAGCCCATCGGCGATCGCGCTGCGCTCTTGCGCGTCGCGCGCGGCGTCGCTGGCATAGTACCAGTCATAGAACTCGCCCGCCGTGACATTGCCGCGCAGATAGCCGCGGTCGTAGATCGAGGCGGCCAGAGCGCGGTCGAGATGCCCGGCATCGTCGCGCCAGTCCGACAGCGGCGCGTAGTAGTCGATGCCGACCGCGTCGATGGCGGGCGACGCCCATAGCGGATCGAGCGGAAACCGCACCTCGGATGCGTCCGCGTCGACCACGTGGGCGCCGTATTCGGTCCAGTCCGCGCCATAGGTGACCACCGTGCCCGCGCCGACCACGGCCTTCGCCTCCGCCGCCAGCGTCACCAGATGGGCCACCGCGGGATAGACCCCGGCTGCGGCGCGCACGCGCGTCAGGCCGCGCAATTCCGAGCCGATCATAAAGGCATCGACGCCGCCGGTCACGGCCGCGAGCTGCGCATAGTGCAGCACCATGCGGCGATAATTCCACGCCCCGCCGGCGAAGAAATTCGCCACCTGCGCCGCCGCCGCGGCGGTGCCGTCCGGCGAGCCCGGCTGGCCGGGTGCGGGATGGCAGGTGATGCGGCCACGCCATGGATAGGCCGGCTGCGACGCCGCCGCGCTCCACGGGTCGGGCAGCGCGTTGCCGGCCGGCACGTCCATGATCACGAAAGGATACAGCGTGACCTTCAGCCCGCGCGCCTTCACTTCGGCGATCAGATGCACCACGCTGTCGTCGGACGGCGTGCCGCCGAACGCCGGTCGACCGCCGACCTGCGACACCACATAGGCCGAGGCCCGTGCGACGCCATTCACCGACCACGACAGCGCGCTGGTCGCCTTCAGCGCATTCTCGACCCCGGGGCGCACGATGCATTGGCCCGCGCGCAGGTCGGACCCGAACCACGTCACCACGATGGCGACGCGCTGCAGGTTCGGGCACATGCCCTGCAGGTCGTCGAGCGCCGCGACCACGTCGGAGCGCGCCGTGCCGACATGGCGGTTCTCCTGCGCCGACAGGCCGGGACCGAGCAGCTGCACCACCGCCTGCGGCTCATAGCCGAATTCGGTGGTACCGGGGATCAGCGTCACCGCACGCGTCATCTGCTCGAGCAGGCCGATCGGCCTGATGATCTCGAAGGACAGTTGCGGAATGCGGTTGCCGAAATTCGCCAGCGGCAGCCGTTCGAACACGACATAAGCGAGGCCGCGATAGGCCGGCGCGTTGCCGGCGCCCTCCTTGGCGACGATCAGCCCGTCGGGCATCTGGTCTTCGGTGCCGCGGTAGACGCGCCAGTTCATGCCCTCGGTATCGAGCGGCTTGCCGTCGGCCCAGATCCGGCCGACGCGGCCGATCACGCCGTCGCACAGCCCGACGGCAAAATTGGCGAAGTAACTATAAGCCGCCGTGGTAGTGGACGGACCGGCGCCGAACCCCTTGCCGCCGGCGCCGTCGTCGCCCAGCGTCGCCAGCTCTTCGAGCTGCGTGGCCCAGATCACCTGTCCCGCAAGCCGCGCGCGGCCATAGACCCGCGGCACCGGCGCGCCTTCGGAGGACGCCATCACGCCGAGATCGGCAAGCCGCGGCCCGTCCTTGATCTGATTGCCCGATCCGAACAGCGCGTTGCCGGCCCATGCGGTCACGGCGCCGCCGATCGTGCCGGCGACCGCGTTGCCGACGGCGGAGACGACCAGCGCTGCCATCAGGCCACTCCCGGAAAGCGAAATGCATAGGCCAGACGCCGCCGCCACCATGGCGCCAGCGCCACATCGCAGACCGATGCGCCGTCATGGGCATGGATCATCGTGTCGGTGTCCGTCGCGATGGCCGCATGCTTGGCGATGCAGCCCGTGCGCCAGCGGAACAGCAGCACGTCGCCGGCGCCGATGTCGGGCAACGCGACCGGCGTCAGATGCCGCAACGCTGCCGCCGCCAGCGCCTCCTCACCCCGCCCCTCCGCCCAGTCCGGCGCATAGGGCCCCGGCGCCTCCGGCTCGTCGCCGACGCAGCCGCGCCACACCCCGCGCACCAGGCCCAGGCAGTCGCAGCCGACCCCCTTCACCGACGCCTGATGCCGGTACCGCGTCCCGATCCAGCTACGCGCCTCGGCAACGATGGCGGCGCGGGTGAGCGGGAGCATCGGGAAACCTCGACTATCCAGACAATAAAACCTGCGGTCGTCCCTGCGAACGCAGGGACCCATACGCCGCGCCGATGCGACCGGATGCGGCAGCCGTCACAAGCCAATCGAAAGCTCAGGGGTTATGGGTCCCTGCCTTCGCAGGGACGACAGGTGGAGGATCACTGCCCCACCCGCGCATCAGACATCATTCCACCCCTCGAACAGCGACCCGCCGCCGCCGTCATCCATCACCGTGCCCGGCGTCGGATAGCTCATGACGAAATCATTGCCCGGGACATGCGGAAAGCCGCGGAAATTGTCGACATTTGCAAAGCGGTCGCGGCAGGTCGACTGCGTCTTGTCGCAGCCCGCCGTCACGGTGAACGCGTCGCCGGACGCGAGCGGCTCCGGCATCGCCTGCCACAGCGACAGCACAACATGGCCGGCCGCGAGCCGGTGCTGCTTGATCTCCATCGCCAGCCCGACATTGGCCCCGCTGGTCCAAAGCAACCGTCCGGCGCCGAACCAGCCGTCGGCAAAACCGCCAAGGCCGTCGGCCTCGAATTGCGAGACGCCGCGCAACGCCGCCACCGAGCCGCTACTGTGCCAGGCGGGGTTGCCGAGATCGGCGCGGCATCTGGCGTCGCCGAGATCGGCGTTGCACCGCGCCGTGTAGAGCCGCCCGCTGTCCTGCGCCAGCGCGTCGGCGGGTCCGCGCAATTCGGCAACGAAGGCCGCGCCCTGGCGCCTGACCTCGCCGAGCGTGCCGCGCGCCGTCAGCAGCCTGAGCGACGGCTCGCTCCAATCCACCAGCCAGGTCTCGACCGCCGCCGCGTCATAGCGCCCCGCGGCGAGATCCGCATCGGTCAGCACGGCGTCGTCGAAGGCGCCGGCGATCTCGCCGCCGTCCACCGACAGGTCGAAACGGCTCGACGCCTCCGACGCCGCGAGCCCGGTGCCCGCGCGATGCACCACGCCGTCGATGACCAGGTCGCGGTCGTGGTCGGTGAACCCCATCACCAATCCGTCACGCCGCGTCAGCGTCCACGCCTGCGCCAGCGTGGTCACGCCGCTGTCGAGCCTGGCCTGCAAGGCGGCGGGAACGGGCCTCATGGCTTGATCTCCAGCAGCGGAATCTTCGGGATGGCGCCGGCGGCAAAGGCCGAGAGGTCGACTTCGAGATAGTCGGCGTCGAACCGCACCGGCACGTCGAACAGAAAGCCCGCGGTGACCGCCGCGCCCGGCGCGGGGAGATGGCCGCCCGCAAGGGTCACGACGCCGGTGGCGGCATCACAGGCAAAGGCGTCGGCCGCGAGTTCGACGCCCGCGACCGCGACGCGCACGCTGCCCGCCACCGGCTTGGCGATGGCGCGCCGATACGGTGCAAAGGCACCGCCATAGGTCTTCACCAGTTGAAACGTCGCGGTCGCGCCGTCGCCGATGCCGATGCCCTGGTCGAGCGGCGAGAGCGGTCCGCCGGCGGGGTTGGACTGGCAGTCGAGCCGGTCACGCCAACGAAATCCATAAAGCCGTCCGCGCCGCTCCTCGAAAAACGCTATGACGCCGGACAGCGCCGCCAGAGTCTTGATGCCGTAGCCCGCATCGTAGCGCCGCCGCGAATCCGCCCAGCGCGCATTGCGTTCCTCGCGGCCGGACCCGAACGACACGATCTCCGTGCGCCGCTCCGGCCCGCCCGCGCTTTTCAGCGCAATGTCGAGCGGAAACAGGATGTCGTGAAATGCAGGCATGACGTCGTCTTCCTTCGTCCTGCCGTCCAGGAGAGGGTCGGAGCGAACTACATATTGCGTTGGCCCCGCGCCACCGCGCGGGCGAGTTGGCCGGTGACGTAGCTCTCCGAGCGGCGGAAGCTCGCCACGTCCGGCGTGGCGATCTGGACATGGATGATGTTGCCGCCGCCCTGCGCGGCCACGCCGAGGCTGCCGTCGGCAGCGCGCTGCAGCGGCATGATGGCTTCGGGCCCCGCCTCGCCGGCCAGGCCGATACCGGCCCCGGCTATCGGGAAATAACTCG